GGTTGCCTTGGCAGGAGCGGCAGCCCTACGCCCACGCGCGGGTGGCTCTGGCTCAGGCTCTGGGTCGTCCTCCGGCTCGGGGTCCGGCTCAAGGTCCTCGTCGGCAGAGGCCTCGTACTCCAGCCACTTGCTGGCCCGGACCTGCCACTCCTTGTTGTACTTCTCCTTGCCGGTCAGGACGCGGCACCACGACTCGTCCGCGCCGACGTTCCAGTTACCGATCTTGATGATCGGTGCACCGTTGTTGTCGTCGTCGGCCTCGACCTGAGTCTTCTTCTTGATATCGGCAAGCGTCAGACCGAAGCAGTCGATGAACGGCTTCCACTTGAACTTGGACGCCGAGGTGAGCGCCAGGTTCTCCCAGATCGGAAGGCCGTTGTACTCCTCCTCGTCGCCCGTGTTGTCCTCGGCGACCCAGAGCACCTTAAGCATCGGGTCGTTTCCGCCGCCGCCCGGCTTGCTAGCGGTGTATGTCCACCACATCTTCTTGATGTAGCCGACGAGGATGGTGTCGACAGGCGGCTGCTCGCCCTCGTACTTCTCGAAGTCGCCGCCACCGTCCTCGTTGTACTCGGCTTCTTCCAGCGCCTCGATGTCGAGTTCGTCATCTTCGACTTGGAGCTTGGGCATAACTACTTCCTTCCTGGAGTGCGCCACTGATATGAAGCGCCTCGCACGAGATTGCTGCCCGGGGTCTGAGGAGGAGCCTGGCTTTCCGAGACCTTCTCGTACCAGCCTCCATCACTATCCCGAACTATACCCGGAAGCGGCCATTCAAGGTGATTTGCACTTACCGGGATATCTCCGGGATGCGGTCCGCCATTGAACCGCAGCATGAATTCCTCATTCGTCACTTACGTCTGCCTCCAATTCGTCCATCTTCTCCTTGAGTACCTCCAGGGTGTTGCCGATAGCCATAGGCAGCATCGGCTCGTCTTGCAGCATGGCGATGGGCAGGAACACACTGGCCCATACGCCTGGCCGGGCAGCCGTTACGGTCACGGCGTCCGGGCCGGGATTCGGGGTCGGGTACCAGGCACCCCCGGACATCAGCAGCCGCCACTCCTCGAATGCCGCCCCAAGTGCGCGACGCTCTTTCGCAGCCAGCTCGTGCCACAGCTTCAGCTTAGTGCCATTTGGTCCTTTGTAGTCCAGCGCCTTGGCGTAAGCCTGGTAAAGTAGTTCGGCTGGATTCTGGGCCAGGACGATCTGCGGTGCCTTTGCCCGGATGTCCTCGCGTGGGGCCTGGCTACGCGGGGCCTTCAGTCTCGGCCGCTTCTTGTCATCAGCCATCTGCGGCCGCCTCGTTGATCATGTCGACGAACTCCGCCATCGCGCCGAAGTCTCCTTCCTCTATGTCCTGGTATTTCCCGAGAGCCGCATAGCGGTCCTTGGCTATGTACGGCGGGTGCGGCTGGAACAGAGCGCGGCGAATGGTCTTGCCGGCAGCCTCGCTCGCCCGGGCGGACACCGCATAGTAGCCGATGACGTCCATCTGAGCGCATACATAGCTGCTGATCTCGTAGTTTTTCCCGGTCAGCGCGGGCATGACTATGTCCTCGCCATCCTCGTCCTCCCGGATCATGTCCGTGCAGATGAAGATGGAGTTGTATTTGGCGTCTACGATGCGGTCGGTAAACCGCTTGAATCCGTTCTGCCATTTCTGGTGATCCTGAATGGCGGGGATATCCAGGTCACGGGCCGGGTTGTCGGCGTTGATCATGCGCAGGATCCATCGGATATACAGGACCTGCATCTTGGTGTGGCTGTCGACGATCAGCCAGTCATCCGGTCCCATAGTGTCGTCGGCTTTGTCCAGGCTGGCCAGTACATGCTCCCAGTCCGGCGCGCGCATCAGCTTGGCCTTGCTGCCCGCCCGCTTGGCGGCCACCACGCCTTTCTCGGTGCTGAGGAACGTGGCGTTCGGAGCACCACCTGCAACTACCGTCTTGCCGTGGCCTGCAGGGCCATATAGGAGCAGGTTCTTGGACTCGTTGTATCCGGCCAGGTCCTCGATGACGACGTCAACGGCGTCGGCCTCTATACTGGTCGGATTCTCACGCTCCCTCTTCTGCGTTGTCGCTCGCGACTTGCGCACCCCGCGCTTAGCCGTTGATGCTGCCGGCATTACTCCTCCTCCTTGTCTCGGTGCAGCTGATCGAACCATTCGCCAGCATCGGCAAAGTGCCGGACGCCGTACACCAGCGGCATTCCCGGCGAATAGAACACATTCGGCTTCGGTCCGATAATGTCAATCGGAATGCTCTTGCCTAGAGCATAGCCGTACTCGACATGGAATCCGCCGGTGCTGCTGGGGACGTCGGTAAATACGGCTACCCGGTTTGCCTCGTGGATGTTTCTTAGGTCGCGGAAGAATCCGTCCACAGCCTTATCCGGGTCAGCCTCTATCTCTTCAGGCCCCATTCCGATTTCGCTATCTGAACGTATCCATTCGCTGGTGGCCGTATACCCGATAGCGCTGAGATGGTCTGCTATATCCCGCATACGCTTACGCTGCGGCCAGCTAGCGGCCAGATAGATATTCATGTTACTCCTGTGCGCTCTTCTGGTAACGCTCGTAAGGGTTGAATTGGTTGTACAGCGCCTTTGCCAGCTCGAGCCAGTTATTCGTGCCGTGCTCGTGCAGCCTGCACATATCAAAGAACTCACAGAACCGGGCGCAGTCCTTCTGGGTGTGCTTCAGCAACGGTACCTGGCCGGCCCGGATCATGTTCATCATCGTGACCTCGTCAGCCAGCCGGTTCATCTGATTCTGCATCTCGCTCGGCCTGCGCTCAACCGTTTCCCGGACGAACCGGGCTGGCGACTGGCGCTTGCTTACCTCACCATTCTGGTTAAGGTACAGGCCATCCTCGTTCTGTTCTCGGGGATCGTGCTGAGCTTTGCGTAGGAAGTTGTACTCGATGCCGGCTATGGTTTCGTCTGGGCGGAGCACCTTCATGCCACGTAGGACAGCCGTAGCCACGGCCCAGTACGCTCCTGCCTGATCGTCCAGCTCCAGGTAGGCCAGGTCGATGTGGCTGGCGGTCTTATGCTCCATCAGGTAGACGCGGCCGTCGTACTTGCTCCGGAATACACCATCAAAGGTGGACATAAACCAGGCGATAGCCTCGTTCTGCCTAATCACCCTGACTTTGAACTGCTGCTCAATGGCGATAACCTGCCAGTCCCGGTCCTTGCCGTACTTGTCAACATACCCTTCCAGCATGTCCGTCCCGAGCTCAACAGCGTCAAGCCACTTAGGCTCGTCGTACCATTCCGTCTCGTGTTCGGCGTGCTGGGCCCTTATCTCTCTGCCCTCTTCGCCAGCCCACTCGGCGAATGTCTTGGCCGGGTGCTGTCCGCGCCTATAGCCTTTATGGTACCACTCGGCCAGTGCGATATGGACGCCGATCCCGAACCACAGGGCATCAACGGTATCGCCCTTCGGTACGTATCCGTCGCGGTACTTCCACCACCACTTCTGGGGGCACCGCTTGAACGTGCTGCGCTCGGATGTCGTGATGACCGGCAGGTCAGTCATAAGGCAGCGCCTCCTTAGGCACCAGACTGAGCGTTTCCCGAAGACGTTCTATCTCGTCTAGCAGTTCCTGTCGGTCGCCGTCCTGGCCTGCCAGGAAAGCCTGGTATAGGTCCTGTCGGGTAAAGGCTTCGCTTTGGTCGTCCAGGTTGGCAGGCAGCCCGCCATAGTTCTGAGCGTACCAATCCTGGAACCCCTTCTCAACGGCCACTGGCTAGCTCCTTGCTGTGGCAGGGGCAATCGCGGCAGATGCACGCCCCACGCGGTGCACCGTCCTTGGTGTAGCCCATGTGCGTCCAGCAACAAGGCTTCATGCACCAGCAGAACTGAAGCCCTTCGGCCATGTGCAGCGCGTCGTGAATCGGCGACCTCTGCGGCATCTTCCGGGGCACCCTGCCGCCTGCTTGGTCGTTTGGAAGGGTGGGTATAGTCAGCCCCATTGCATTCCTTTCGCCCGGGTGTTGCTAACGCTCTGGGGGCGGATCCCGGATTCGAACCGGGGACCTCTTGGTTATGAGCCAAGCGAGCTACCGAACTGCTCTAATCCGCCTAGTCCTAAGACAACTGAAGGGCACCCGGGGAAGGAGATGACCGGCTCCCACCCGGGTGCCCAGGCTCGGTTAGTACGGCGCTTCGGCGGTGGCCTGTCGGCCGCGACCCCGCTTGGGAGCCGTGGTGCCTGCCTTGGCCCCGGTGGCCTTGGCTGCCCCGGCCGGACGCCCGCGCTTGGCCGGCGTCTTGGCCTCGGTACCAGCCGTCTCGGTGTCGGAGGTGTCGCTGGCCCGCGCTGCCTGGCGCTCGGCACGCCGCTCCTTGTTGAACGCGCTGCCCTGGAAGTCCATGCGCAGGGTCCCGCCCAGGCGGACACCGTCACGGAAGGCAGCCTCGGCCGCCTTGCTCGGGAACTCGCCGACTGCGCCGACCTCGATCAGCCACTCCGCGAAGTCCGCCATCGTCGCGGTGGGCTCCTTGCCGGCGTACTGGGTGTAGTCCTTCTCGGTGGTCTCGTCTTCGGTCTCGGTGACCGTGGCCTTGGCCATTGTGCTGCTCCTTGGTTTGGCGGATGTCGGCTTTGCCGGCTTGGATTCTTTCTTCCCAGGACCAGTATACCCGGGACTGGTGGCGTCGGCTACCTTTTCCGGAGTGCAAAGAATGAAGAGGCTGCGGTTACTGCCCCGCCTTACCTCCATCATGCCCTTTGTTGCCGTCAGGAATGCCTTGACGCCGACTTCCCTGACGATTTCCAGGATGCGGTCCCCGTGCTCGACGCCCAGAGAAACCAGTTGCCGGCTCATCTGCGCCGCGTCCATTTCCTGCCTCATGACTTGCCTTTCTTTCTCGCCCGGTTGAAGTTGCTATTCTGCTTTGTCTACTCGATCAATCAGCGCTACCAGCGCGTGAAGGATCCCAAGCTGAACCAGCATGCTGAGTGTTTCTGGCTCTATTTCGTCTCCGTCGTTATTGATGCTGTCCTGCACTACCCAGGCTAGCCGCTTAGCCTCCTCGGCGTGGTCGTCCGGCTGCTGGGGTACGAATCGTTGCCTAGCCATCGGTGACACCATTGACGGTAAGGTCTACCGTTCCGAATGCGGAGTGTGTGGCTCGGACGACGTAATATCCGCTACCATCGTCCTCATGGATAATCTCGGCCTCACAGCCCATCAGCTGCAGCCACTCCTCGAACGACATAGCTTCCTCCTTGTCTGAGCCGGGCTCAAGGTGGTTCGGCAGCCTTGCCCCTGGCGGGTGCTTGCCAAGCCATTCAGCGGCAGGCTCGGCATCGATCATAGCCTGCTCAATAATCCGGGTAGTGCGGAATGATCCGTAGTTCGTCCAGTGCCTTCCGGTCATTATCGGTCCTTCGGAGGATCAAGCACGGGGTCGCTGAGCCGGTGGTCGTGAACGTTCGTCCCAGGCGCGTCCTCATCTGGCCAGTACCAGCCTGTGCCCCCTGGCTTACCGTCCTTCGGCGGGTACTCCTGCTTCTCGTCATAGTGGGCGTTACAGCCTGGGTAATAGCACTTGTCGCTCACGGCATCTCCTTTAGCGCCTGGGGCTTAGCGGTTAGCATACGCTGCCGCTGCTCGTCATTGGTACCGGCCATCCACTCGTCAATGGTACCCTTGCTCAGCAGGCGCCACACGGTCACGTTGTGAATCCGGCTCACGCGGTGGATTCGGGCCTCAACCTGCTCGGCCTGATCGGACGTCCACGGCAGGTCGGTGAATATCATGTCGTCGGCCTGGTCCAGCGTGATGGCCTCGCCGCCAGCGAACGTGTTGATGATGGCTACCCGGGCTGAGTCCTCGGGGTTGGCGAACCGGCGGACCAGGTCGGCTCGGGCCTTGTCGCTCGTAGCGCCGGTCAGCGTCAGGACCTCGTGGCCGGCCTTCCGAAGCTCAGCTGCGAACAGATCCACGATCTGGGTGAAGCTGCTAGCGATCACAACCTTGCCCTCGTGCCCCTCGCGCTCCTCGAGGAACTCAAGGATCCACTCCAGCTTGTTGCTCTTGGCCGTGGGGGCGAAGGTGCGGTCAGCCGTCATGCGGCCGTAGGAGCAGGCGAACTGCCGACGCCGGGTGATCTCGGCCAGCATCCCGTTAGCCGTCAGCGTACCACCCTCAATTGTCGCCTGAGCCATCTCAACCATCTTGTCGTACGCCTGGGCCTGCTCGTCGCCCATATCCAGCCATACGCCATTCAGGCCATCCGGGTTGTCGTCCGGCGGAGTGCCCGCATAGGTGATGGGCGGCAGGTCGGCGGCGACGTCCGCTTTGGTCCGTGCAAGGTAGTAAGGCCGGAGTTCCTGATCGAATGCTTCCTGGTCTAGCACGTCAGTCCCGACAACCAGGCCGTAGCCGTCATCCTCCACCGGGAAGTGGCGCTTGGCAAAGTTCCAGTAGCTGCTGAAGGCGTCCGGGCGCAGCCAGTTGAGCGTCCCCCAGAACCGGGGCAGCTTGCTGCGTGCCGGGGTGCCGGACAGCGCCAGCGCTAGCCCGTTGTCGGCCAGCTGGCGACGCAGCCGCACAGCGCCGAAGCGCGTCTGGCTGATCGTCTTGCTCTGCACGTTCTTGGTGGTGGCTAGCGCGTTGTGGCTCTCGTCCAGGACGATAGCATCCCACTTGCACTTGAACAGGAACGGCCAATCCGGGTAGGTGACCACCTTGTGCTCGTGGCCCATCGTGCAGCCACCCTTCATGCCCGGGTGCTTTTGCAGCTCAGTACCGTCCGGGCAGCGCCACTTGCGTACGATCCGCATCATCTCGGTGTTGCAGACCAGCATGTTGGCGGTGTGGGTGCTGGTGCGGAACCACGCCTTGTCAAACTCTGCCATCGCCGCGTCGCGGTGCTT